TCATTTATGAATGGCCAGGTGACGATTTTTTAATGCAAAGTATAAATGCAGGAAGTAGAGAAAAATTATTACCTGACTGGCAGGATCAAATGGCGTTGTTAATTCATAAAATGAAAAAATCACATATTACTAAATTAAGTTTACATCCAAATAGTTGGACTGTAATTAACAACGATACCTTAGTTCCTTTTAATTGGTTTTTTAGTTATGATTCTGAAAGAGACACAGATAGTTTTAAAAAGTTATCAATACAAATTAGTCCAGGAAGAATGGAAAAATTAGAACCAATATTTGAAAGATTAAACATAAAAGAGGATCAGTTTTATCCTGTTGAAACACTTCAACTAGCGGCTCTTGAAAGTTTTCGTGCAAATTATGATGATGCATTTATTAATAGGATTTTAACTTTATTATGACTATTGCATATCTTCCTATTGAAATTGATGTTCAATTACCTGACGAACAAAAAATTATTAATTATGTAAAAAAATATCAATTGCCTACTATGACACATTTAAATGGTCCTAGATTTGATCCGTGGATTGGCGCCCCAGTGATGGGTCGTGCAAAGACTGAAGACTGGTACAATCCAGATAAATTTAAAGAAGTATTTTGTAATAGATTAGTGCCAAACACGGCTCCGGTTGAATATGCTAATAATATAGATAAAGAATTTCCAGAATTAATCTATATGATTAATCAATTACCAATGAAAGAAATATCAGTAGTTATGATGTTAATGCAGACTACTCAAGTAACAGCACACACTGATAATCAACCCGACGATGTTATTTTAGATCCTGCTTGGGTTAGTAGAGATACTGAACCAAGAAGATATAATATACAGTTAACAAAACACGGAGTTTCGAGTTTCTTTGTATCCGAAACTAAAACTAGTGAAAAAATATATCCGTCGATAACAAAAGAAATGCCTTGTTTTTTAAGTTGTGAACAGCATCATTATCATGGCGCCGATTTTGTTGTTGAAGAAAAAATAATGATGTGTGTGTTAGGTATTGTTGACAAAGAAAGACACCTAAACAATATTAAAAAGAACTTGGAAAAACATCGTGAGCGAGCTATAATATTTCCGGACCCACAATGACATTTTACACAGGTAAATTTTTTGAAGTTCAAATAGAAAATAGCAGTATTTGTAACGCTGCCTGCCCTCAGTGTGTTAGAGAAATAACACCTGATGATAAAAGTTGGCTTCAAGAAACATATTTAGAAACTGACTTTTTTGATTTAATTCCTGACTATGTTTATCAAGAATCGAAAATAATTTTCTTTTGTGGTAACATAGGCGATCCGTGTGCGGCACCAAACTTTTTAGATGTGTGTAGATTAATTAGAAAAAAGAATCCAGACATAATAATAAAAATTAGCACCAACGGCGGCCTTCGTAGCCCCAAGTTTTGGAAAGAACTTGCAGAAATAGTAGGCGATCGTAGCGAAGTTATTTTTGCTATAGACGGGCTGGAAGATACTAATCACATATACCGAGTTAATGTGCGTTGGTCTAATGTTATATCTAATGTACAGGCCTTTGTAGAGGGCGGTGGAAAACCATACTGGCAGTATATAACTTTTAAACACAACCAGCATCAGGTAGAAGAAGCAAGGGCGTTATCTGAAAAATTAGGATTTCAAAAATTTATAGTTAAACCAAGTCATAGGTTTGCATTAGACGAAGTGCTAGGACGTTCTCGTTCGGTAGAACCGCCTAGTAATGAATCATTAACACATAAAGTAATTTTACATCGGACTCCTAAAACTCTTAAAGGTATAATGACCGACTCTAATAACAGTTATATCGATTGTTATGTACTAAAGAATCAAAGTGTTTATATTGATCATCTAGGCCGAGTATTTCCTTGCTGTTTTTTAGCAGCCGGAGTATATGCTCGACGCGGCGCAGATATTCGAGACGGTTGGGAAAAGATTTGGAAAGAACACAAAGATAAAATTGATTTAAGAAAAACAGCGTGGCATTCTATAATAGAAGGTAATTTTTTTACTGATATTAAATCAACATGGGATAAAAACTATGATCATGGCCGCTTGTTTACATGTGCTACAACTTGTTCTTCGTTTGACGATAGGTTAAACGATCCTAACGAATTTAATAAAATGATAGAAAATGTCTAATAACTTTGAAAATAACTACGAACCTTCTGCATACGATAATTTTATAGTCTATCAACGATTGAAACCAAATCAGGAAGACATTATTACATTAGATGGTAAATCTTATCCCTTAACTAACGAATTTTATTTTAAAGGATACTACGATTGGCTTTTAAAAGATTCAATGGTTGATCATGATCAAAAACCAATTATGTTTTATAACGGATACGGAAGAATACATCAATTGGAACATTATAAAATTGATGCTTCAACAGTAGAATTTTTAAATGAAACTGGACTAAATGTATATCTTAATGAAATTTTAATTTTTACTAAAGATAGAAATAAGTTTATACCTACTCCTAAGTTTAATGAGCCGATGCCATCATATATGGAACGTGCCTATCATGACAATGAACAATTTTTTGATTCTTCTACAGTAGAAGAAATATTTTGTTATGAATTTGAATCTTTAGAGCTTTTTGCAAAAAATAACGGATTAACTAATATTAATGTTTTTACTTGTCATTATAATATACGGAATTTTTTTCAACACAAGTATCCTTCTATAAAATTGTTTTGTAGAAATAGTTTTATATCAGCAGTGGCAGAGTATTCTGGATCATTTAATATTCAAACTCAAATAACTGAAGACTTATCTCAACAAATTGAAAAAAAATTCTTTTGTGCTAACTGGAGATATGCACCCTATCGGCATATAGTTGCTGCCTATCTCTCTGAAAAATCTTCAGTTATGAGTTGGTTCTATAAAAATACTCCAGAAGTATTCTTAAAAAATACTTGGTTTAATATGGATCAATGGCCTGACCATTTAAAAACTTCTCTAATTAGTGGAGCAAACACATTAAGTGAGTTATCTCCTATGATGTTAGATAAAAAAGTAAACGGCGCAGTATGGCTTGACGGAGAAAAAGATCATTTAAAATATCCTCAAGGAGTTAACAGTTCCCATATTGAAGATTATTTAGAAAACTTTTATAAAAAAACCTTTTGTATGATGATTGGAGAAACTAGATATTCCATAACTAGTCCTACACTAAGCGAAAAAGTATTGATGCCACTTAATGGATTTAAACCTTTTATTCTTATTAGTGCTCCTAGATCGTTAGAATATTTACAAAATCTTGGATTTAAAACTTTTAATCGTTGGTGGGATGAAAGTTATGATCTTATAGACGATCACGAAGAACGAATTAAACGTATATTAGAAGTAATAGATTATATTAATAATTTTACCATAGAAGAACTTCGTTTAATGTATAAAGAAATGCAGGATGTACTGAACCATAATTATAAAATGGTTCGTCAAATACGTCATGATCAGCCTGTATTAGTTTAATTAAAAACACAATATTTCAAATTGATAAGTATAAAAAAGAATTTTAAATTTTACAAAAGAGAATATGTCTAAATCTTTATGGTGCCCCTTTGCTTTTAGATCAATATCTGCTAAAACAGATGGAACACTAACAACCTGCTGTAACGGGTTACCGGTTATTTCTCAAAAGACCGGAAAGCCTATGACTAAACAAACTCATACCTTACAAGAAGCATTTTACAGTGAGGAGTTTGATAGTATACGTAATAATTTATTAAACAATGTTCGAGACAGTAATTGTGTTCGTTGCTGGGAGATTGAGGACATGGGGGCCGAAAGTCCAAGATTGTCAGAAATACGATGGTTTAACGATCAAGTAAAAAGCGGAAATGTTAGAGACTTAGAAGTACTTGATATTGGTCTAGGAAATCAATGTAATCTTAAATGTAGAACGTGTGGACCAATTGACAGCAGTCATTGGGTTAGGGAGGCGTATGATTTAGATCTTCCTGATAACACTATTTCTTTTAAAGATTATCAGAAAAAAACAATCTTCTTAGAACCTACAGATTCTAAATTTTTTAAAAATCTTAAAGAAGATATATTGCCTAAAATTCACGAAGTTCACTTTTTTGGGGGTGAACCTATGATGATGAAAACAACTTGGGATATAATTCGCGAATGTGTAGATAAAAAATATGCAGAGCGTATGGAACTTAGTTTTAATACAAATTGTACATTTTGGGATTTAGAAAAAGTTAAACTATTTGATGATTTTAATAGAATAGGTATAGCATTAAGTATTGACGGTCTTGGAAAACGATTTGAATACATGCGGAATCCAGCCAAATGGGACAACGTCTACACTAATATATTAAAAATAGTAGAGTGGAAAAACCAACGTCCAGACAGTCGAGGATTAATTATGGCATATACTACTAGTGCGTACAATGTTTGGTATATTCCTGAAGCAATAGAATTTGCAGAAACACATGGCCTTGACTTTTATTTAAATCCCGTTTTTAATCCAAATTTATTTGCTCTTCAAAATATTCCTAGTGATATAAAAAAAATAATAAAAGAAAAATTGGACAGCAGTGTTCGACCAAACTCTCAAGCATACGATGAAGTTAAAAAACTTACAGAATATTTGGTTCCTTCAGAACCAAATGAGTTAAGTTGGGAAATGTTTTTAAAAGAAATAAAAATGCGTGACGAATATCGTAATGAAAGTTTTGCAGAAACTTTTCCAGAGTATTATCAACTATTAGTAGATCATGGTCAAAGAATTTGAAGAAGATCTTTATTTTTTCTGTGTGTTGTATGAAAATTTAAATCCAGATTCTATAGAATCTCGTCGACTAATTCTTGAAAACAGCAACGTTTTAAACTATAACGATACAAGATCAAGTTATACTTTTTTTGACTATTACAATGATCATTATTGTAATTCTTTTTTAGAAAAATTAAAAATACCGCATCTAATTTATACTGGTTTAGGGTCTATTAAACAATTTGAAACTTTAAACTATGATACTGATACAATTGAGCGATTAAATTCAATTGGCCTTCAAATATATCTGTATGAAACTTTAATTTTAGACACAGGTACAAAGAAAAAGTTTTATATGACAGAAAATAAAACTTACCCAGGGAATTACATTAACTATCAGATTCAAGATGAATCTTATTATTCTTTTGAGTTAGAAAGTATTAACAATTTTGTTCTAAGAAATAATTTAAAAAATGTTACAGTTTTTACCTGCGAGGATAATACAAGTAACAAATTTAATAATTATAGTTTTAAAGTAGAGTCTAAAGAAATATTTTTTATTGGTTTGCTAAAAGAAAGCCAGAGTCGGACTAACGGTTATGAAATAGACTTAACTGTTTTACAAGAGTTTCAGCCAGATTCTATAACTCATAAATTTTGGTCTGGTGCTTGGAGATATGATACTCATAGACATTTTATTTCTTGCTTTTTAGCAAATAAATCTGCAAAAATCTCTTGGGCATATACTACACCTTTAGAAGAAACACAAAAAAAGTCTTGGTTTGATTTAAGTAAATGGAAACACACTGAACTAGATATTTTTAATAAATTAAAAACAGGCGATAGCCACTTAGTTAAAAATGCTCCAATATGTTTAGATATTCCAATGGAAGCCACCTCGGTTGATTTTGATCAACTATGGACCACTCCGCATAGTGAGGAATTATTTTATCCAAACAGTAATCCTCTACCCTATAACGAATATTTGTCTTGTTTTTGTGCTGTAGTTACAGAAAGTAATTTTGCACATCCTTTTGCAACATTTACAGAAAAAACAATTAACGCTATTAAAGCCGGTCGTCCTTTTATTCTTGTTAGTAGTCCAGGCACGCTTGCCTATTTAAAAAAATATGGATTTAAAACCTTTGATGAATTCTGGGATGAAAGTTACGATAAAGAAAATAACCACGAACAACGGTTAATAAAAATATTAAAATTAATTGACTACATTGATAGTTTTACTGTAGACGAACTTAAATCTGTCTACAGTAAAATGTTACCTATCTTAAAACATAACTTTAATTTGCTATTGGAAATTAAACAGCCATTTCTGCTTTAATTGTTGGATGAGGATCATATCCTTCTAATACAAAATCTTCTAGAACATACTCACCTAGTTTTTTATCTACAGTAACAAACAGTGTAGGTAAAGTTCTTTCTTCTCTGCTTAATTGTTCTTTTACAGCGTCTACATGATTTTTGTATATGTGGCAGTCGCCACCAGTCCATATAAATTCACCTACTTTAAGTCCGCACTCGCGAGCAATAATGTGAGTAAGTAAACTATAACTGGCTATGTTAAAAGGTACACCTAAAAACATATCGCAACTACGCTGATACATCTGACAACTTAGATATCCGTCAGTTACGTCAAATTGGCTTAATACGTGACATGGCGGTAGTGCCATCTGATCTAACTCGCCCGGATTCCATGCTGTCAAGATGTGTCTGCGTCCTGAAGGATCACGCTTAATACCTTCGATCAATCTTTCAATCTGATCGATATAGTTACCAAGTCTTGGACCCCATTGTCTCCATTGCACTCCGTAAACGCGGCCTAAGTCTCCTTCAAACACTGCATTTGGTTTCCAATATTCTGCTTCTGCATTAGCAGTCCAGATAGTTTTCTTTTCTGGATCCCTAGTGCCGTGTAGAATTTCTGCAAGTCTACGTTCGTCGCCACTGCCTTCTAAAAACCAAAGTAGTTCAGAAACTACTGCCCGCCAGGCAAGTTTTTTAGTAGTAACAGCAGGAAAGCCTTGACGAAGATCAAATCGCATTTGATAACCAAATACGGATATTGTACCTACGCCTGTACGATCAGTCTTGTGTTTTCCGTTTTGGAGTATGTGTTCGAGTGCTTGATGATATTGTTTCATTTGTATATTCTTCTACTATGCAGGAACCTAAATTTACTGTGTTGCTTAATTTCATTCCTTGTGTAAATTCTTCAACATTAATGTATGTATCGTGAAGATATTCACCTTTAATTCTAGTGACATATATTTTGTCTAGTATAGGTCTACTCTGAAGGAGTAAATTTGGACCTCCTATAACAAATATTTTTTTTCTTCGATTATTACTTTTAAGTGCTTTTAATGCTTCTACTACATCTCCACGCACTTGTTCTACATCATCTCTGTCGAAAAAGTTATTAGTAAAAACTACATTGAATCTTCCAGGTAGAGGTTTTGGCATATCGGGACTATCCCAAGTACGCTTTCCCATAACAACAATTTGATCCTGAGTCATAGTTTTAAACCATGTCATATCTTCTTTGTTATGAGGCCACGACAGTTGTCCTTTAAATCCCATACCCCCTACTTCGTCTACTGCGAATAGTGCCGCTATCATTCTTCTTTCTTTTTACGTTTCTTTTTTAGGAATGAAGCAGTCTGCTTCATCACGTCTTTTTTAACACGGTCAACGTCTAGTCGGAAATCGATATGCTCAATTTCTTCATCATAGTTTGACAGTAGTTCTTGTAAATGCTCTTCCAGATTATCAGCACCATGAGCTCTAGCATGAGAAGCAATATTAATATCCCAAACTCTACCACCTTTAAAAATTATCCTCATACTGTGAAGATAATTTAATGGCACAGCCTTTACATTAATTTCACCAAACACCTCAGGCCATTGTGCTACCACATCTTTCGGTAGCCCTTTGCCTTTTGGTGTCACTCTGCTTTAACCGTTGTTTTCTTTTTAGTTGGTGCTAATTCTTCTGCCTGGGCACGAAGTTTAGCGGCTTCTTTGTATAACGCATCTGCTTGGCTACGTAATTGACGAGCAATATCTTCATCCTTTAACGGTTGATCAGACTTAGTTTCAAATGCAGGTTGCTCAACTGGTTCGCTCTTAGGAGCGGCTACTTCGTCTACACGACCTACTTCTTGAATTTTAGTGCTGTTGCCTAGTGCTAGATCATTAACACTGATACCTTGCTGTTCTGCAATTAATTGATTTAACTGATCTAATTTAATTGTAGCCTGCATACTCGGTGTCATAATAACATCAGATGTTTTTACTTTTGTCAATTTACCTTGCTGATGCAAGAAAGTTAGCATAACTTCTCCACTAGGAAAACGTTCACGGGACATTGCTTCGGCAAACTCGTAACTATTTTGCCCCGCATTACTTTCCACTAAACGAATTATTGCATCGTGTTGTTCGTCATTTAATGCTTCTGTTTGAACTACTAGTGCAGAATCGCTTTCACCGGGCAGTGTTCGATATGCTACTAGAACTTTACGTCCTGTAGTGGACAATCTGCCTACATGTTTTAAATTATCAGACATTTTCTTTTTGACCTCCCTGTTTACTCACAGCGTCTAAGAAACCTGATAGTTTGTTATATACAGTTCCAATGGCTTGCATTTCAGCAGGTTTAAATGCACCACGTTGTGCGGCTACATCAATAATTGCCTTTAGTGCGCCAAGGTCTTGTACTGTGAGATCATAATTAGGTGTTTCTTGTGCAGGAGCCTGTGTTTGCTCTGCTACTGGTTGATTTAGTTCTTCTGCCATGTCTTACTCCTTCTGATATAATAAGGCACTATTATATATCAGTTTAATTTGCAGAGTACTTTAAATGTGGACAAGCGATTAAAAAGAAACTGGCTTCTTTTGGTTCTTCAAAACCAATTTTAAGTTTGATTTGGTATTGTCCGTTATCCAAAACAAGACTTTCTCGTACATAAAATCTGTGTCTTAGATTAGTAACGATCCAATCGTGAATAGATTTTATCAAATTATATTTGAGGTCTATATACACATAATGAAAATGGGGAGGCGGATCTTCAACCTCCCTACAATCCAAAACGTTCAGCGGATTTATTTTATCTACTAGGCTCACGACTTTTTAGGTGCTTCGTAGTACGCATACTGTCCCCAGGGTGGAACAATACTTTCATTTCCGTGAATAACAAAGATTGTATCGCAATAATCTTCGTCACCCCAACTATCCCAAGGATAACCGTCTGTGAACATGATGAACTTTTTAGGAACGATGTCATGCTCCTTCATGTATTCCCAATTACACATGAAGTCTGTACCACCACCGCCCATTAGTTCGTATTCGTTGATGGCATCTGCACTGTAACCGTCAAAGTCTTGTTCGTTGTAAACACGAGTGTCAAAACACCAAACTTTAAGATTAAAGTCTTTAAACTCGTCCATGATTCCTTTAATTTCGCCTAGGAAATCTGAACCCATAACGTCTGTAATAGAACCACTCATGTCAAGACTAACACAGATATCAATGGTAGTATCAAAGTTAGTGCCAGGTAGAATAGCACCAGTCATTTGGCCTTTACGGCTAGGACGACTAAAACTAAAATCGTTTTTAATGGTACTTTGGATTTGCTGACGCAATAGTTCACGCCAGTTCATCTTAGGCTCAGTCATTTCCTTAATCATACGAGCAATTTCGCCAGGAACATTACCTGCACCTGCGGCCTGTGCGGCCTGAATCATTGCTTCTTTGATTTCGTCACGAATCTTTTTAAGTTCGTCTTTGCTGTATTTTGGTTGACCATCTTTGCCACCGCCATCGCCGTCCAAATGTTCGTCTAAAAGTTCGCCAAGTTGTTTTAGTTGTTCTTCGTCGTACTTTGAATAAATTTCGTCATACACTTGTTCAGCACTCCACCCGTAATACTTAGGATCATGGAAAAACTTTACAGGAGGATCTTCGCCGATACGCTCACGCTTCAAAAGACCGTTTACGCAGTAATCACAGGCAATGTTAAAAATTTGAGGATCTCGGCTTTCACGACGACTCATGTGATCATAAACACAGTGTAAAATTTCGTGTGCTACAACAAACTCTACTTGCCGCGGATTAAGATTTTCAAAGAACTCTCGATTGTAATAAAAATTACGGAAATCGGTTGCGGCAGTAGGAAGCCAATCGCTGGCATCTACTAATTTCATTCTGGTAGCCATGTTGCCAAAAAACGGATGACGTAGCAACAGCCCTACACGAGCAATAACAATTTTATCAACGATTGGATCTTGGTACATATCTGCTCCTTAACTTATGTATATATTATATGCTCTCTCAACGATTTTGTCAAGAGAAAGGCGCATCTCTGCGCCTTTTGAATCTTAGTTCTTGTGCTGAGCAGCCGCAATGTACTTGCCAAATTTGTCGTGAAACTCGTCAAAGCAGTCAATTTCGTCTGGATCCAACGGAAGTTGATATTGGGTAAGAGCAAGTTTGGTGCCCATAACTACCAATTCAGTTTCAAAATTGTCCATCATAAAACGGAAGAAATGATTAACTTTTTCGTTAAACTTCTTATCGTTTTTGTCAGATGAGTCTTTAAGCTCGTAGCACAGAGATACAGTTAGTGAGTACATGGCTGAGATCTCTTTGGTATCCATCTTTTTAACTTTACCTGCTAGGATGTCCTCAGGTTTTGGCATCTTACTGGCAATCTTGCGATGAGCCATAAACTTAACAGCCAATCCTTCGCCGACGGCACCGGACACTAGATCCATAAGAACTGTTTCGTCAGTATCGTCGTCTTCTAGCAGTTCAGATACAAAACTCCAAGAACGGGGAGTAGCAAAACTACGACTTGCAGATTTTGGATCAAAGTCGTACAAATCTTTTTTGGCAAACGTGCAGTAACCAACTACGTCTCTGTGAACACGATTATCGGTAGCCCATTGTGACCAGTCGTCAAAGTCCACACGCATTTCCAAATGTAGGAAACGATTAGCCAACGGAGCAGGCATACGATATGTTACACCTTTATCTGCTTCTCTGTTACCAGCGGCAACGATTAGAACATTATCTGGCAGATGATACTGACCCACACGACGATTCAAAATAAGTTGATAAGCCGCCGCTTGTACACTGGGTGCGGCACTGTTCATTTCGTCAAGGAACAAAATGACATTTGGAAATTGACTAGCAAATTCGTTGTTGGGCAGTTCGGAAGGAGCACCCCAAACCATAGTACCTGAGTTGCTGTCAAAATAAGGAATACCCTTAATATCAGTAGGTTCCCAAAGACTCAAACGAATGTCAATTACATGAGCCGACATTTCTGCACCAATTTGGTGAATAATATCAGACTTGCCAATTCCTGGGGGACCCCAAAGGAAAATTGGACGCTGTTTCTTAAATGCCTTACGGATAGCGTTTTTAGCACCATTAGGACTGACTTGACGATTGATAATTTCTGCTGCCATTATTGCTCCTTAAAAGTTGAATCAGTTTCGCAGTATCATTAGTATAGTTTCGCTCCTATACTTTGTCAACTTCAGATTGTATGTTTGGCTAAATGTGGGTTTTTAACAACAGTTTATTCTTCGTTTTGAGCTTTTCGTTTCATGGCTTTTATCAAACCATATCTGTGAACATCGCCTGCAAATAAGTGAAGTTCGAAATTTTTACGTTCGCTGAGAACTGTTATAGATTCTTCACTAAGATGATACGGACAATCGATAAACTTGTCCAAAAACAGTATAACTTCTGGTTTTAGATCTAAACTTAAAGGAAATGGAACTTCGTAGACTCTTAAGTCCAAATTATTTTTAACAAAGTCTAACCCTTCGTCAGTAAGGCGCAACCCGCCTTCTTTTTTAAGTCTAGTATTTTTCCACCACTTACGAAGATGTATTTTTACATTTTCTTCAGTAACAGATTGTTCGGCAGATTTTAAGAAAATTCGTGTATATGTTTCTTGGTTCATTTCACTTCTTCACCTTGCGTCAATTTTACAACCGCAAAGTCTTTAGTATTGAACATGGTGTTTAGTTTTTTTGCCAAGTTGTGTGCATGGCCAGGATTGGAGAAACTTACTTTTTTATACTTACTGCCAGCATAGCCGCCTAGGCTATTTTGACTTTTTAAGTTAAAAGGACGACCTTTAAAGAACACAGCCCAAATGGCCTCTGCTTCTAATATTTGATCGCTTTTAAATGTTTTTTTGTTTATGTTTTCTAGTACTACATTTGGTTTTGGACGGCTCATATACACATATCTCCAATATATGCGTATATTTAGCCCAACTAGGTTAGTTTTTGTCCCAACTACCGCCGTCCATTTTTACCTGTACTTCTGGTTCATTACTAGAGGTTTTTTGTATTAAACCTTCGTAATTACCTGCTAGTCGTGTCATTACTAAGGCTAATGTGTGACTAAGATTTTTAGCAGTAACAATGTCTAGTTTAATCTCTCGCTGGTTGCTATTTTCGGCACCTTTGACTTGATTAATAAATTGTTGTATAGCAGTGGTATTAATTAAATTATTTTGAGACATTGGATAACCTCTGTTTCATTTCTAACTCTGTTCTAAATGGTCCTTCATATACATTTCTTTCAATAGTAATTAATTTAGGACAAAAACTTTTTACCCACCCTTTATTAAACTTAATAATATAGTATCCTGCACAATAAACTGATTTTGATTTTCCGCTTTTTGTAAATAACGGAAGATTGCGTCTTACATCAAACATTGGATTGTGTGGTTCGCTACTTGCTGGATAACTGTGTACTTCTTTTTCGATGTTTTGTTTAACTTCAAACGATTTGGTTACAAAGAAATCTTTTCCAAAAGTTTCAAATAGTTTTTTCTTATTGTCGAACGTAGTAATTTTATCTTTACTACTAAAGACATATTTTTTTTGTTCAGTGACTTTAAGAATTCCAACTTTATTTCCGTGATCTTCGACGATCCAGAATTTACCATCTACAATGGGTTTAGCATGTAATTCATTCATTTATGATACCTCGCATTTAATGGTTCGGCATATTGTTGTGCCTGTTCAGAAATTTTCTTAAGATCATATAGTTGGCAAAATTTAAGTAAACGAATACCAACTTGACTAACACTTTTTTCTTTATCAATATTTTCTTTAATAGTGCCAAATATTTTTTCTTTAATATCGTCTGGTTGTTGTGTAAGGTCAATCAATCTACGATTACGTTCGTAATCCTCTAGTACACGATGTTCTTCGCCATTATGATCGACCCAACGTTGTAGCATGAGATTGTTCCATGCAAATCCTTTATTTTGTCTATCTCGAAACGCTTCTTCTAATTTGTTTTTACGAACTTTTGGATATGCAGAAAATACGTTGTCACTGCTGTCTCCACGAATACATTTTTCAAACAATAGCCACTGCGGATCTGGAATAGCCTTAGGCTCTTTAGTTTTAGTATCTAAAACACGATTTCCTTTTTTATCAAAAATACCTTCATGTGTAATGTGATGTTCCATTACACCATTATACTGGCTTACATTAGGTGCAATAAGTTGAACAAAGTCGCTGTCAGTACTGATAATAACGTGCTTTGAGTCAGGATGACTTTGAATCCAGCCAGCAATTAAGTCATCGGCTTCTAATTGAGGATTCTGTAGTACAGTACAGTTAGTCTTTTCTGCAATAAAATCTTTGAACATGTCAAAACTTTCCCAGAACAATTGATCCTCTTCTTGTTCTTTAGGCGTCAGAGCCGCACGAGCATCACTGCGATTTCGTTTATACGGTTCGTAGTAATCCTTACGCCAACTACGACCTTCAAGACAAAATACTACGTGACTACCTTCAAAGTCCTGCCATGCTTTTTTGATACTGTTTAGTGTGATATGAAATGCCATGCCAAGTTTAATATCAGCATCGCCCTTAATTACATGTCTAGCACGGAAAAATGTGTTAGCAGTATCAACTAGAATATATGTCATGAAACTTCCGATTTACCTTCAGCAATTTTCTTAACATTGATAAAACCGGCACCTCGGTCTGTCATATCAATGCCTTCTTCGCCGGCTATGTCTCTACACAAGGTCCTAAACCAACGATCTACTATTTCTTCGTCTGGATCACCGTCAAAACCATAACCTTCTTGCTTTAATTGTAACACAAACTGATCGTTCCAGTCAAGTTCAAAAAACCCGTTACGTAGATTTTCTTTATTGACGTGAGTTTCTAGCACACCAACATAGGGTTCTCCTCGAGCAGTGGCACGCTCTTTTGGAGTCATTAATGCTTCTTCTGCCGCACGTTTAGCATCCTCTGCTATTTTTAATGCTTCTTCTGCCGCTTGTTTGGCTTCTTGTTTGGCTTGCTCCAACTTATCAATACCAAATACTCGTTTAATAATGTTTTTCATTATGTACCCCACTCATTTTTAAATAAAGGTACTTGTAAACGATCTGAATAACGTAAACCGTTTTTCATTGCGAATTCTGCCACTCGACGATTGTTTAGTGTATATACACTTTCAACACCGCCAACGGGCATCAAATAACAAGGACCTGTAAATCCTTCTGCACGATAGATATCTAAAGTTTCTAATGCTTCTTCTGCGTCTTCTTCTGTAGCAATTACAAATTTAAGATATGTATATCCTACTTCCTGATAAGAACATACTACGTCTGGCTTAATAGCATCTGCTCGACTTTCACCACTGCAACTAAGTTTAGCACTAACACTAAATGTTACTTCGTGAGTTTTAGGCATACCCAACGGAGGTTGTTGCCATGCAATTAAAAAGTCTTTAAAACTACAATGTAGTTCTTGAGTACCGTTAGTTTCAAATGTAATTTCTTTTAACCCACGCATGCGAGGGTCGCTAATTAATGCTTCGTACTCTCGTTGCCAACCTAGCAAAGGTTCGCCGCCTGTAATAACCAAATGTTCATCTTCCCAACGCTTGTTAGGCAGTACTGCTAATGTTTTGTCTATGATTTCATCAACAGTATAAAACGGACTTAGATGTTTAAAGGAGGGATGCCAACTGGCATAACTATCGCAACCTGTGCTAACTAATGGCAGCTCTTCGTAACTTTTATAGAGATGAACATTAGCGGCGATCGGTTCTACTTCTGTAGTGTTTGCACCTTTAGGCATACCAAACCCGGCACATTTAAAATTACAGCCAAAAGTACGCATAAACACAGATGGGACGCCCATGTAGCGTCCTTCACCTTGAATACTGTAAAATAATTCAGCAAGTTTAATTTGACTCATTGTTTTAATATTTCCATTGTTGCGATTTTAGCAATACGATCGCCAAAATCTTGATCATTGGTAATGATATAGGTTTGGTTAAAGTTTCTGTCTTTCTGACGATCGTAATGTCTAAACTCAACAATTTTTCCACCTACAGCACTATAGACTTTAAAGTTTAACACAGGATCGCTTTCAACACAATCTTCTGAAGCTCGAATTTTTCCAATAGATACACATTCTAGCGTGTCTTCTTCTTGAAGCCAATTGCGTAATTTTCTTTTAAGCCAACTCATACACGATCCTTTAACCAAGCGTCAACTTGTGCCTCTGCTTCTTCTTGAGTAACTGCATAAGCATAAATCCAATAACAGTCATCTTTACCTTTAATGTCAAACGGCACAGTCCCGCCAAACATTATTCCGTTTTCTAAAAATCTTTTAACTTCGAATTTTTTTAGATTTTTAGCACGATTGATTAAATCGTTAGCCATATCTACAGAGTTCATTCTTCCTCCTTAAACTCTACACAGTTACCATCTTCATCTGCTACAACAATCTTTACTTGATTGCCGTCTTCGTCTTCAATAACAATAGGACCCCATATCCAACATTGATTGTCGTTTTGCAACCAACCTTGGTCTTCTAATGCATATGCGCCTTCATCTTCAACAAGTGATTCTAGTTCGGCACGTTCATCTTCGTCTAAGTCTTCGGGCCAATCAAATTCTTCCCAACAACCGTCAAATGTTTCAATAAGTTCAACATCTTCGATATTTGGGCCAGGAAAGTTATATACATCGATGCTGTCTTTAGCACCATCGCCGCCCGGAACATAGTCAAATTCAAATTCAGGGGGTTTATCGTCAGAAGTAGTAACATACCAACTTCCTGAACGCCATCCTGTTCTATGAATAATTGTCAAACCGTCTTTGCTAAAATGCTCGTGTTCTTCAATAGATTTTTTGTAGTAATTTCGAATTTTCCAAGTAGCCATTATTTTGCCCTTCCACTAGTGCAACTATCGTTCCAAAGTTCCTGAGCTTGCATTCTGTATTCGTACAATTCTTTTTCTGCTTTGTACTCTTCTTCTGTAAAACGGTGCCAGCCGATACAATCACCAGTGGGACTACGTCCGCACCCACAAGTACCTTTTTTCATATTTTCTACTTTCGGTGTCATGTATGTTTCCTTATCTTGGAGCAAAGTCTTGCTGTAGTTTAATATTATCAAAGAATTCTTTCTTTGTACTTTGATCATCTTTGAACGCACCTTTTAGCACTGTAGTCTGTGTTAAACTAGAATGTGCCATAATACCACGATTTTCACAGCAACCGTGTGTGGCCTGGATATAAACACCTACATCTTTAGCACCAGTGGCTTTGGCAATTTCTCTAGCAATATCATTAGCCAGTTCTTCTTGCAGTGTACCACGTCTAGCACACCACTGAGCAATACGAGTATACTTACTGAGACCGATTAATTTTTCTGCCGCAATAATACCAATATAAGCAACTCCAGCAACGGGTTGATGATGATGACTACACATACTACGCAGTTCACTACGAACTACAAGCATACCCTCGTAACGGTCTTCGCTATCGTTTGGAAATGCTGTACAGTCTGGACTTGGTTCATATCTTCCTGACATAATTTCATTAAAGTACATCTTAGCCAATCTACGTGCTGTACCATGCGAATTAGGATCTGTTTCACGATCAATAAGCAACCGATCAAGCACTAATTCGAATGCTTCAGTGGCCTCATCAATTAATTTATGTTTCATTTCTTCAGTGACATAATCACTGATATTATCTCCTGCCCAGAAACGTTTTTGATCACGCTTCATTTTAAAGCGAATTACATCTGCTAAGTATGCTTCTTTGTAACCGCCATCGCCTGCCATTGCATCTAACGCTGTTTGTTTTTTATCTGTCATTTATAGTTTACTCCGAGTTTAAGCGGTGGATCGCTTTGTATTATTATATAGGTTTATTTAGGTCGTTGTCAAATTTTTTCTAGGATTTTCTTGCTCGTTTCTTTGATGAAATTCTTCCAAACGTAATTTACGACATTCATCTCGAACTTCCTTTGGTATATCTGGATGCCATTCTGCCATTCCGCAGTCGTATACTACTATTGGTTTGGAATTTCCAAAATTACTGAATATTAAAACTAATGATATTAAAACTAACCAACTAGTAATTACAACCTTTCTGACAGTAGAATCCTGCATAAATCTGCATCCTTTTTTGATTTAAATGTAAATGTCATATAATCTTCTGTAGGGGAGGCTACAAACCGATCTCCGGGTAGTCCAAATACTTCCATAACCATAGCACAGGTCTCATTCCACCAAATTCCGTTTTGACCAGTATGATAGTCTACGTTAACTTCATGATCACTAGTGATCATTTCTTATAGTTTCCTTTTTCTGGTATTACGTGTCTAACTCCACCTCTAGGATCAGACATATCACCTGTGCGTCTAGGTATTAAATGTATATGAGGATACATTACAGTTTGACCGGCTGCTACTCCGATATTTTGCCCTACGTTAAACCCGTCCCAGAATTGATTTAACACACCATCTTCACCTACATTGTATGCGGCTTCATAACATTTTATAATGCAGATTTTATTTTCCATTGCTGGAACAAACAACATATGACCTTCTGTCACCGGATATTTGTCTAAAAATACCCAAAAGTATTCTGTTCGATATTCTAGTTCGGTCCAAGGTGCACGACCTTCGTTCATTGCACGTTCTATATCTGTAATCATATTATCTATGTTCCTCTGCTGGATTCCAACGTCTCCACCATTCTTCCCAAGGAAATACAATCCAGCAAGGCTCCTCTAATTTATTAATACTTTCTGCGGCATAATCTACATCTAATGTACTATTACTGGATTCATTATCATACAAACATGCTACACGAACATTGTCTCCCCAAACAGAATTCCATTTTTCGTCATTAGGAAAATGTCCGCTGGGCCAATCATTTTTAATCCAACTTAGTGTAGCGCCACTGTCGTTGATATCGTCAACTATCAATATCTTTTTACCTTCAAATGCATCGCCTGCCATCCAAAGATTACTTTCTTGTTCAGATCCGTCTCTAAGGCTAACTTTTAACGTTTCCATAGAACACCCTAGATATTGACTAATCAAATTAGCAGGCACCAATCCGCCCCTAGTAATGCCTACTACATAGTCTGGTGTCCATCCGTCTTTCCACATTTGACGTATTAGTTCTTGAACTTGACGTTGGACATCATTCCAACTAACGTAGACTTTTTTCATGACGTTAAACCGTGTGCTAGAGTTTGTAATTCGTCTTTAGTCATAAAGAAATTATATGTTTGACTATTAGTAACTTTGCCGTCTTTTAAACTTTCTTGAATGATATCGAGGCTAAACAGCCCTTTCGGATTAAGAACTTCGTGTTTTACCATGCGTACACGATATCCTTCATGTTCTTTAACTGTAATTTCTTTGCGAGTGTGCGCAACTGATTCATGTAGTTCCATTATTATCTCCTTTAATTGCTTCAAATGTTCTATACTTTGCTAACTCTCTGATGTAGGCGTCATACATTTTTTTAAGTTTAGGATACTTTTCCTCTAGTTTAACATCTCTTTCAGGAATATGCAATACATCTTCAATAATTTTTAATCGTTCTTCCAAATTCTGTCCATTTAACACTAGCGTACCTTTGACATCCAATGTTGCTGGTTCGCAAAGTGTCATTACAGGATTAACAGCAGTCGTTCCCCATGTCGATCCTGAATTGGCTATAGTATAACTGGTACTACCGTTACTGATCGGTAGAATAGTTATGTTATTTGGCAGAGTATTATTAGTCAAAATAACTCTCCAGTGTACCTTTACGCTTAACGTCTAATGTTTGGCAATGGAAACCGCCACTCATTGTACGTGCTTGACGTTGTGGTAAGCCAATAGATTCGATACCGTGCTTTTCTAATACTCTACGCATTACATCTTGATCCTTGTCAATGATAACAAGATTAGGATTGACACTCAACATGTTCATACCAATCCAAGGACTGCAAGGAGGAATTCCTCCGGGTAATTGTGTAGGAGCAGTATACATCATATCTGGAGTGATCCAAATCTTGTCCCAGTCTTTGAAAATCTGTTGGTAATGATCTTCACGCAATCTTGCACCGTTAAACATAACCAAGCCTGGACGCAAAGGAATAACTGTAGAATCGAAATGTGCAAAGA